ATCCGCGTGGACCGCGTGCTGCTGCACGAAACGTTCCTGGCCGCGGCAAAGAAAGGCCTGGCCCGCCGGTTGCTCCGCGATCTTGCCGCCATGGATGTGCCGATCGAAACCATCACGGCGGGCGACCGGATCGTTGGATTCGAACCGCTGCAGCTGGAGGTGCTGTGGCCGCCCGAACGGCTCACCGGTCCGCCGCTGGACGTGAACGATGCTTCTGTTGTCCTGGGGGTTCGTTTTGCCGGTCGGACCGCGTTACTAACCGGCGACATCCGGCAATACCCCCAGCTCCGGCTGGCCGAGCGATGCCCGAAGCCGATCCGTGCCGACCTGTTGCTCCTGCCGCACCACGGCAGCGCGGCCACGCTCACGGAGCAGTTCCTCCAACGGGTCGGACCCGACATCGCCGTGGCCTCCACGGCCGATACCGGGCGAGCCGCCCGCATCCGTCGGCTGCTGCCGACCGCACGGGTTCGGCCGAATCAATCCGCACCAGCACATGGCTGGCGACCTCAGCGGCCGGGAGGTAACCCCGGTCGCCGATCGCGGCGAGCCGGTTCGGGCCGGCGGCGATCGCAGGTGCCAGCCGGTTGCGCTTGCCCTAAGAGCTCAAACGGTTAGAATATACGTCACATGAGCCAAAGTTGCCGGCAGGCAGGTTAGCGGCGCGTGGCAGCATCGAACGTAACTTATTTAGTAGCCTACGGTTAGAAAGGGGTTGTACGCGGTATGATTAAGGTCAAAGCCCGCTCCGGGGAAAGCGTCGAGCAGATGCTCCGGCGTTTCAAGAAACTGTGTGAAAAGGAAGGCCTGACCAAGGAGATGAAACGGACGTCCTATTACGAGAAGCCCTCGGAACGGCGGCGCCGCAGGCTGCGCAAGGCAATCAAGCGAGAGCAAAAGGCCCTCCAGCAGTTCATAACGATGATCAGCGCCAAATAGGGCGCTGCCTCGCTGTAACGTCGCAGATCCCCCGCACAATCCGTCGATCAGCCTCAACGGAGAGCCAATCTTTCTGCGCGGCGTCATGCCGGCCGAGTGCGCTTGCCGCGACAGCCACATCGCGAGCCCGGCCGCTGGGAAAGCCCGCCCCGTCGAGGCTACCGCAGTACGAAGTACCCGTGGCCGATCATATCAAATACTTGGGCGTCAATGACTTGCAGTCCGGCCTCCCGGAAGATCGCCCTCCAGTCCGCCTCGCCGATCAGTCGTTGCCGGGTCAGATCGTGCCAGAGATGATGCTCCAGGGCCGCGGTCGGGTGGCGGCGAAGCCATTGCGGGCTCTGCACGCAAAAGTCGCCCATGACAATCGTTACGTTCGGCCAGCGCTGCTTGAGCCCGCGCAGGAAGCGCACGATCCGGTCCGATGAGTCCCATAGATACTCGTGAAACGTATCGCAAGCGGTGATGGTGCCCGGCTCGTCCAGATCCGCCAGGCCGCCTGCCGCCGACGTATGCGGCTCTACAAGGTCGAACATGTCGCCGCAGACGATGCGGATGCGATCCGCCAGGCCTTCTTCGGCGATGCGCTTGCGTGCCAGCTGCGCGGTGGCCTCGTCCAGATCGATCCCCGTCGCCTGAAGGCCGCGGATACGCCGGGCCAACCAGATCAGCAATGCAGCGTCACCGCAGCCGAGGTCCAATACGCGGCCGCCGCCGTACCGCGCCACGAGACTGCCGAGCGTCGGATACGGCAACTGCTGGCAGAGTCGCCCGCTGCCGATGCCTACCCAATCGGTCCGCCTCTGAACGTCGCGTCCGACTTCGGCACGGCCGGCGAGCAGCTCATCCAGCGCGTCCATCACCGGGGTGTAGGCGTAGCCGAGTTCATAGAGCCCGCGAGGTTCGGCGAGCAACGTTCGGACCTTCTTGGTGAGCCGCAACGTATCGCCGCGAAGGCTCACCCAGCCGATGCCGTCGAGGTAGCGGCAGATCGCTTGCAACACCTCGGCGTTCAGGCCCTTCTTGTCGGCGAACCGGTCGATGCGAAGGCTCTCGGCCTGCTGAAGCTCATCCCACAGGCCGCACTGCAGCAGCGTCCAGAAGCACCGCGTCGCCACGTAGCCGCGCAGCGGCGGCAGGCCCTGCTCGTGCCGGCGCTTCAACTGCGCGGCTCTGCGCAGGCCGAGCAACCTGATCACGCGGAGAATTTGCCTCAACATATGCACGGGATATGCGATCCTTTCACGACAAGTGCCGCCCGGCCGCTTGAACGCACGACAACTGGTCCGCGTGCGTTCTTGCACCGAGCCGTCACGCTACGGTTTCGGCAACACGCCCTGCCACCAGCCGCGGGGCGCAGCGCCTGCCAGGGCGGTGCGTATCTGCTCCCAGGTCTCTTCGCCGAGCAGTTTTCGAGACCGCTTCGACCAGATCTCCAGTTGACCGGCCGATGCCACGGGGTTCATCACCTGGATCAGCCTTGCGTAGCACAATCCCACGAGCCTGCGCGGCAGCAACACCGGAGCGGGCAGGCCCTCGGCGAGCAGCAGACTGCCCTCGGCTTGGCGCTGCCGCCCGGCCGCGAGTTGCAAAATTGCAAGAAACTGTAATGACGCCCGCGCCGTCGGATGGCGCACTCGCTCGCGGACGAGGGCGTCGATCCGCGCCGCAAGCAACGCCAGGTATCGCCGCCAGGAGCTCGGCCGGTTCAACCAGCCGAACCACGCCTCATGCATGTACGTCTCCAGTTCGACCATCTCCGGCCGGCGCCGCCACGAGTCCCGTTCCAGCCGGCGGCAGAGCACGGCGGCCTGTTCGGCGGCTTCCGCGGCGTTCGCGATCCGGCCGCTTTCGGCATGGGCCAGCACGGCCATCCGCAGCGTCTCCAGGGCGAGCGGGTCCGACCACTCCGCCGGGTCTACCTGCGTCAGCGCCTCTTGCGCGGCCGCCAGCCACTTCTGCCAGAGATCCTGGACCGCCGCGTCAGAGAGCGCCTCGACGATTTGACCGGCCAGGTCGGCGTCGATCGGGGCATTGCGGATCGCGAGGCGCAACTGCTGAAGCCTCTGCCAAGCATCTTCGGCCCGGCCGGCCATGACCAGCCTGGCCTGAGGCTCGTACGGATCGATCCGCAGCGTGTACCCGGCCAGGCCCGCCAGTTGATCCGGATCGCCCTTGGCGCGACCGAGCCATATCCCCGCATCCAGATAGCCCGGACAGACCCTCACCACCGCCCCGAGCGAGTCCACCGCCTCACGCTGCAAGCCAAGAGCCTGCTCGGCATCGGCGTTCCGATCGGCAAGGTCCAGGGCAACGCGGCCCAGGGCATATTGCCGTCGGAGCCACTGTCCGGCCGTCGGGACGAACCAGGCCGTCCTCAGACGAGCGTGCGACGCCTCGAGGCGCCCTGCCGCCCAAGCGTCCAGGCCTTGACGCAGGTAGCCGCTCGATAGAACACTCCAGCCGGCCAGGAACATCAGCCCAATGGCGATGCAAAGCGCCGCCGGCCGCCCGAGCCGGTCGAATTTGCGAGCCTTATCGGCCAATGGACGCAGGCGTCCCGGCCACGATGGATCCGGATCGCCCTCAGCACGGCCGAGTGCGCAGCCCAGGCCCACCCCTACGAGCGCCCAGGTCAGCGCCGCGACGCCCGGATGTCTCATGCCGATGCTCGTCGATTCCGCCGCAAGCACGCCTGCAAGAGCCGATCCCATGCCCAGGATCGCCAGGCGAGCCGGCTCGGATTCCGCCCGCCCATAGCCACGCACATATCCCAACAGCCCTGCGACGGGCAAGGCCAGGATCAACAGCCCGAGGCCAAATCCCAGCTCGGCCAGGATTTCCAGGGGCTCGCTGTGGGCGTGCTCGGAAATCTGGCCGTGGAACAGCCTGGGCGATTCGGCCCGCAGAGGCCGCATCCGAAAGGTCAGGTCAAAAGCGATATGCCCGGGGCCGAGCCCGATCAGCGCTCCGCAGCGCTGCTCCAGGATAGCTGCCGCTGTGCTCCTGTACAGCTCTCGCCGCAGGATCACGCTCTCCCACCGCCCCGTACGCAGCAGCCGCGGCAGGGCCGTCCCGCCGACCAGCGCGGCCAGTGGCCGAGCGCCTGGCCGCCATCGCCGCCGCTACGGCCATGACCAGCAGCGCCGCACAAGCCGCAACCCCTCCGGCGAGCCGAGCGCGCTGGTCCGGCTCCCATCGGGTTGCCAGAAACGAATAGGCCCATGTCCCTGTAAGAAAGATTCCGGCCACGCACGCGGTGCTGAGCAGCAGGACGTTGCCGGCCGGCCAAGCCGGGAATTGCCCGCCCCCCTGGACCGAATAGGCCAGACTCGCGACTGCCAGCCCCACCAACCCCACCGCCACGGCCTTCAGCCACACCTCTGCCGGCAGTCGCAAGGACCACCAGCAGATGACGCACATCCACGAAAGCCCGATGCCCAATTGCCAGGTCCACGCCAGGCCGACTACCGGCACGCGCGACCAGGCGGCTCGAACCGCCACGGCCAGCACGAGAGCCGCGCACAGACCCGCCAGCATCACCGCGAGGTGACCGCGACGGCTGTGATCCGGCCATGCTCGCGCGCTGACAACCGCCAGCAGAACTAGCAAAGCGTTGCCTGCCGCCCAGGCCGCCCAGCGGATCTCCGTGCCGGAATAGGTCGGCCAGGCCTCCACGACGAACGCCTGGATGATCCAGCCGATCGGCTGCGGCCAGCCGGCTTCCGCCATGAAGTCTCTGCCGGGAATCTCATAAGAGCCGAGCCCGAACGCTGCCAGGAGGGTCATGGATACAACGGCCACGGCAGCCGCACCCGAAGCGGCTTGCCAGGACATGCGGTTGTCGGCTTCCATCGTTGGCATGGTACCCGTGGACCGTTCTCGCTCCGCCCCGATCGGCGGTCCAGGAACTCATGATCAGGTTACCGTCCGGCAGGAAGAACACAATCAAGCGGCGGGCACATCCCGAGTCTGGAAGCCGCACACAATCGCCCGGCACCCGGCTGCGTCGCCGGCGCGGCCGGCAACTCATGCCATCGCTCCCTCCCCGGCAGGTGCCAGCGAGGATCTACTTACGCGGAGGACAAGTGCTCGGCGTCGAGCGTAGAAAGGTCCACCTTCAGAGGACCAAGATGTTTCGAAGCAACCGCGCCGCGGAGGATTCGAACCCCCAACCGCTGGATCCGTAGTCCATCGTGGCGTACATAACTTCCAAGCGTACCATGGACTTATACATCTGATTGCCGAACCCACCCGAATCACCCGAATAGCCCTCGCGGCCCGAATCGGCGCCAAAAGGTTGGCGCTACAGTTGGCGCGGCTGTCACTGGATTCAGGATCCAGGCATTCATTAGAACGCCGGACGGGCGGCCTGACGCGATTTCGCGGGCGCGCTGACTGAGGGCTAGCCGGTCAGCTTTGCGGTCATCCTGGGCGGCAATCCGCCGCGAGCGGGCCGCTTCAGCGGCCGAGCCGGGTGCGCAGCCGCCGCAGGGCCGCTTGGTGGATCTGGCTGGCCCGAGACTGGCTCACGCCGAGCACTGCCGCGATGGCCGCGAGGGGCATGTCCGCCCGATACCGAAGGGAGAGCGTCAGCCGCTCGTCTCGCCGTAGCCCGCGCGTCAGAACCTCCCAGCGGGTCGCCTGCTCCAGCCTGGCCATCGGGTCCGCGTCGCTCGCTTCCAACGAGGCAACCAGATCCGGGCGGCCCTCGGCTAGAGCCCGCTGGGCGTAGTCCGTGAACGTGACGTTGGGCGGGACCGCAGAGGCGCCGTCCCGCCACCGGATCCGCTGCATCCGTGGCGTGCGGTCCCTCGCCCGCAGCCCGTCGCGGATTGCTCCCAGGATCCGCTTGCCAGCGTAGGTGCGGAACGAGCAGCCCTCGCCGGGTCGGTAGCGCTCGAGGGCCTCGGCTAAGCCCAGGATGCCGTCGTTGATCATCTCGTCGCGGTCCACCCGCCGCGCCGCGTGGCGGTCGAAACGTCGCAACACGGAATCAACGAGCATCTCGACGAAAGGTAGGTAGTGCTGCAGAATGGCCCCCCTGTCGTCCCTGCGGCTCCCCGACCAATCTCCCTGCCGCACCCGCATCCACGCGGTGGCATGCTGGGCTTGCGTCACTCAGTCGGCCTCATCTCCATTCGGATTCCACTCCGCCGGCGAACCGGCCGCCATCGTGGCGGATTATCGGGGCACGACTCGCCGGCCAGCGAGACCTTGCGTTTGTAGGCGCAGCCGCAAAGGCGGCAGCGCCCCAATTCGCGCCTGATTCCATCCGGCTTCCAGCCCTTGGCTGCGTGCCAGTGCGGGCACGTTTCACAGATCGCAAGACGCGCCTTGATCACTTCATCGGCCGCCTGCAACGCCGGAACAAAACTTTTTGCCAACTGCTTCGCACCGCCGACCCAGTCCGTTCGCGCCTCGCCCCGCTTCGGCGGCCAATGGATGTCGGGGCATATGGCTCGTCGCCATTCTTCGTCAGATATTTTGGAGCGAATCTTGCCGGGGTGTTCGTGCGCGTATTTGTCGGCGAGCGCAACAACGGTGCGGCCGTCAGAGGCGACGACGCCGAAGGTGGCATAGTTGAGAAGCCACCCTTCTGCGATGCGTTGTTCGTGCGAACTCGTGGTCCAAAAGACGGGCATGGCGTTACACTCCAATTACATAACTGGCAATGCCTCCCTCTCCGTCGTCTGCTGCACACGACACGGTGTTGTATACGGTGTCGGACAGTCCTATACAGTTTATTGGGACCCCACCACTTGCGCTTGCCCCTGAGAATATCCGATCCCAGCCAGTTGGATGATATGCCGTGATGACGCACGTCCCGTCCCTCATAATATATATCCTGATTTCCAGGTCTGCATCGGTGCATATGGTCCCGACAGGATAGACTACACGCCAGATACAGCCGGGAGAGTAGGTTAGGATGTGTGTGGTGTTAAATTGATCCAGATCGCAACTGACACCTGGGCACAAGGAGACCCCCGCAAATGTAACTGAAGCATATTTGGGCGTACCGTCTGCGCAGACCTCGCACGGATTGCTAGGAACTAGCTCTATGGCGCACGTATCCGGTATCTCAAACTGCACGACCATCTTGCCGGCGGCATCGAATGTACGCCGCCCTGTAACCCGGCAATCGTGGGTCGGGTGGTAGGCGTACCAGATCTCCTTGCCGTTCACGTCAAAGGTGCGCTGGGCTTGGAACCGGCAATCACACGCAGGGTCGTAACACCACCAGACCATCTTGCCGGAAGCGTCGAAGCCACGATAAGCTGTCGCTCGACAGAATGCCATAGATCAGCTCGTACAATCGTTCGTCGCGCCGCTATATTCGTCCTCGTTCTGTGCGTCCGTCCACAGGACCATATAAGGGCGATCCTCAATACCTGTCGGTGCCACCAAGACCTTTCTGCCGGTCAAATCGACCCCAGATGCCACCCACACGTCGGTGATGTCCACGCCGTCTGTCGTGTCCCCACTGACCGGATCGACGATGATCCGCTGCACAGTGCAATAGTGATTCGACGGCGTGTGCGCCGTGACCTTGGCCAAGAACAGGGACAGCATGTCGCCTGGCCTGACTGCCGGTCTAACCGGCATTGCTGCTGTGCGAGCCTCAACGCGGGTCATTGGGCAAATCCCGTCTTGATCACTGTCTGCTGACTGTCGCCGATGATCCATTCGACCGAGGTGATCGGCGCGTGAATGGTCGTGCTATCATTGCCTTCTTCGACGACCGTCAGGATCTGGCCGATCAGCTCGGACATCGGCCAGAGGCCCTTCAGAACGATTCGCGCCCGGGCGCGCTGCACGTAGTAGCGAGCGAGGGCGCCAGCCATAACCATCATCATCCGCTGCCCGTCGTCTCGCAGGACGCGCCCGTTGGAGCCGGAGGTCTTCAGCGTCCCGTCGCTGGCAACTCCGACGACGGTATTAGGTGCCAGGAGCCACAGTTCGGCGTCGGGCACCTCTATATCCATCGTGGAGCCATCGCCGCCGCCGGGCAGCTCGTAGGAGAACATTTGCCGCTGATCCGTCTCAAAGGCCAGCGTCACTACGAGCTTGTCATAGTCGTACTTGGGCTGAGTCGTGGTCTTTCGCGCACCGGTCCAGTGACCTTTCGCGAGTAGGTGGTTCGGCTGGGCTTGGAGAAATACTCCCAAGTCGGACCGCAAGGCGCTGACGCTGACGCCGACCTCTTCCGCCAGCACGTAGCGTCCGCTGCCCTCCGGGTCGTACAGCCATGCCGCCGGCGGCAACAGATCCGGCGTATAGCCAGAGGGGTTCTGATCCGTGGGCGGGTCCGTGCTGTAATCCAGGCCCTCGCGCAATGGGATCCACGATAGGGTTTCGCGGACCTGGTTTTGGTAGTTGCTGACCGAGCCCCAGTTAATGTTGCCCTCTGCGTCGATCACCGGAGCCGCCGCGCCGCCCTGATGATCCCAGTTCGCCGGAGCCCCAAAGAGCTGGTAGACGGGCCGGAAGCGATCCTGCTGCCTCACTTTGTCTTGCTTCGCGGCAGAGTCAGTATCGCTGCCGGTGCCGTCTTTGTAAGCCGTTTCCAGGCTGCTCGTCCATTTGGGGACGAGGCTGCCGTCGTCGGCTCGCAACGTGCAGCACATCACGATTCGCCGACCCAGGACACGGATCCTATCGTATTGATGATCGATCGTGCGCACGACCTCAGCCCGGACGAGATCAGGATGCTGGCCAGATCGGATGCGCACGGTATTGGGATTGCGCGGTAGGGTCGCGCCGCCGAAACTCCATTCGTCGCTCGTCAGGGCGTAGATGCTGATCTCGAAGCCGTCCTCAGTCGGTACGATCGTGTAATCCATGCCGAGCCGTACCGGGATGAGGCGGCGCAACGCCTCGGCAACCGTTTGGGTCGATCCGAAGTTGATCATGTCTGTCAGGTCTTTGAGCAGATCGGCCTGGCCTCCAATGGTCCAGGTTGGGCCTCCGGCGGAGCTGCGATCGAGGAATCGCTTGACGATGTATTCCAGGGCGTCATAACGCGTCCATATGTCGCTGCCGCCGTAGAGGTACGTGCCGTTCGATTTGGCCGCGGACCGATTGCCGATCAACGTGCCCTGAGCGTCGCGCGAATTCATCGGCGGGATCCAGGCGATCGTTTTCTCCTGGCCGCTCTCGAGCCAATACGATTCGGCAATTCGCGTCTTTCGCAGGATTTGCAGCGGCTCGTAGGCGACCCACGTCTGAATCCCGCTTTCGCTCGAATCTGTGCCGTGAATCTCCCTGGACTCGGTGCTGATCTGCCCGACCCAAATCGTCTGATAGCCCTCGGTCCCGAGCACCGAGATTCGCACCCAGTAGCCGAGGAGCTTCCACGACTTGCGAATGTAGAAGTCGTCATCTTGCGGGCCCTTGACCGCCCCGTAGCGGCGACGCAATTCACAGACCCCCAAGTCCTCACCCGATGCGGCTGCTACGCACCGCACCAACTCGAGCTCTGGTTCGATGCGCCATTCGTCCGACCAGTCGTGCTTGATCTCGATGCGCGGTGGCGCGACCGGAAACGGGATCTCGCTGGACTCTGGCCCGATGATCGTTGTGCCCATCGTCTACAGGTCCTCCGGCAGCCGTCCCGTCCAGCGTTCTGCCGCAACCGGCGAGCGCGGCCCTCGCGCATCGGCCGTAATGGTCTTCGCGTCCGAGTTTTCCGAGTAGACCCATTGTGGAGACTGATCAGTCCCATCATTGCGACGGGTCTGCACACGTACCTTCACCACAGTCTGATCGCTTTGAGCCGGCAAGTCATACGTCAGGATCGCGATGCCGCGATTGCCCATCGCGACCGTAACATCTGGCGAGTCAGTCGCGGGAGTCGTCCCGTCGGTCGTGTAGGCGATAGCCCATTCGTCGGCCCGCAAATTGCCGGTTTGCAGGTAGATGCCGACGATGCGGAGGACGCCGTTCGGCCGCTTCTCCAGCCGCCAGTCATTCGGCGGATTGGGCGGGGCGTTGATCTCCTGGCCGCCCGACAGGTCCAGCCGCAGGTAAGTTTCTCCATTCGGCCCGAGCGGCAGAAAGCCGGAATCGAGGACGCCATTGAAGTAGCTGACGGATAGGTACCACGTGCCGTCCGCAAAGGTATCGGGTGGCTCGTAGGGTAGCGTGGCACTCGTCGCAAAGGGCGTATCTGATTCCTGGGGCGGTGCAACGTTCGAGCGGTAGAACCGGTACTCCGCGTCGTTGAAGATTCTGTAAAGGCCCCGCGCCTCACCGTAGTGCTTAACGGCATCAGCCGTGAAGCACAGATGCAGGCGCACCAGGACAGCGGGATCCGCAGCGGCTCCTGCCGTGATCGTCCGCCGCAGGTACAGCGTATGGCTGCTGTTCGCTGGCAAGTCTGCGAAGGCGAGCCCGGTCGCTTCGCTTGTCGGTGCCACCCACGTGCTGTTATCAGCCGAGATTTCGAGATTGACCGTCGCAGGATCCAGCCAGACTGTAATGCCCGTCAGCGTGCTGGCCGATGCGTTGTGCAGTCCAATCTGATACGTCGCCACGTTGCCGGCAGAGGCCTCTGCCGCCGTCACGTCGTCGTGACCGACGCCGTTGGCGTATCGATCCTCCAGCACCACGCGGGCCTCGGAGGGACCGCCGACGTAACTCGTCAGCGCCCGGATGCGTATCCACTTGTCCGCATCATCCCCATCTTCCAGGAGGTACACCCGGTCCCGTTCGAGCGTCACCGCTGTCCCGTAAGCGCTCGATCCAGGGGCCTTCCAGGCGACTTGTGTGCCATCCCCGCTACTTCGCAAGCGACCGACGCCAGGCCCATTCTTGGCGGCGACGGCCTCAACAACGACCCCGGGCAGTGCACCCACGGCGTGCAGGTGTTTGATCTCTGCCCCCTGGCTGGTAAGCCTGAGCGAGTCCGCCTCTGTCGGCGTGTACGGGATCCATAGCTGGATCGGATGGGCTGCGGCCCGTGGCGGTCGAATCAGTGCCCAGGGATCGCGCACAAAATCGTCAACTTCGTCCTCCGACAGCGCGCGGTACCACATCCAGGCGGCGTAGATGCGCTCCTGATAGGGATTGTCGTAACCGTAGATCGGCGCCCGGCTCCAGTTTCCTATTGACGGCTCCGCAAACGAGCCGGAGTAGGCCGCCCCATTCAGATACTCGTCGGCGCTAATCACGGTGCTTCCGCTCGCGTGGCCAGATTCGCCATAAACGTCCAAATAGCCAGCCCCGCCTGCCTTCAGCCGCAGAACGATCAAGCACGTCTCGCCAGCCTGAAAAGCGTTGGCGTTGGCCGAGATGATGATGTTTCGCGAATCGCTCCCGTCCGTCACCCGGACATAGCTCAACCAGGTGTAGTTTCCGCCCGAATAGAGCAGCTGGATCGTAAATGGTTGCGCGTTCCCGAGATTGGTTCCCCTGCAAAACGCCGCCTGCCACGTCGTTGCGGCCCTGGAGTGCGCAAGGAGGGCAGCAACCGTAATTTCGCGCGGCGCACCCCAATGTCCGTTGTCCCACTGGATCTTCGAGCCAGCCGCGGGCGTCGCCGGCGGCGCGGCTCCCGCGCCTACCGGCCCGTACTGCCGCACGCGATCCGCAACGTCCGCTTGTCGTTGATGGACAAAATCGAACGCTGCCCATTGATCCGCCGGCGAAGGTTCGGTGAAAGGCACGAACAGCCGCAATTCGCGCGCGAGCGGCAAATCACGCCGAATACCTGGCAGCCACAAATCGGGTTTGCGATCAAACGTCCAGCCCACACGCTGCTCCTCACAGGGCGCTCAACTCAGACACTTCCGCCCTTACGACGACATCCTGATCCGTATTGGAGCCTGCGACCAACCGCAGGTATTGCGTACCAGCAGGGATCAAAACGTCGCCGACGCTCATCACCCCATTGTTGTCCGTGTTCCCGATCAGCGGGGGGCCGAGCTTGTACCAGTTCGTCTGATCGTTGCTCACCTCGACTTGGACCTGGGCCGGATTCGTCGGACCAGTCGCACCGTTGGTGAGTTTCACGGATAGGCTCGCACCGTAGCCATCCGTTAGGTCAAGAACGCTCGAGACGGTATCAGCAGCTCCAGCCGTCAGCGTTACATCGTTGAATAGTACTGTCGTCGTTTTTGTCGTTGGCATGGCATTACTCGTTCATCAAGGCTGTCAATTGACTTGATAGAATCCGATTCCTCTGGCGACGCGTCCGCTCTCGTTCAAGGGCGGCAAGCGCTTCTGCCTTGAAGGCTTGCGCCTCTGCGCCACTAATGCGAGCGCGTCGTGCATACCGGAACGGTTGTTCCGGTGGGAAATCAGGATCCGCCGGGTCGGAGTAGGTTGCCCGGGCATACCCGACGTCGGGCTTGTCTGGGTCCAGAGCCACCTCACATTCCCAGCCCATTATGCACCTCCTGTCTACGCTGCGGCCGAAAACGTTACGCGTGTAGTGCTTGGGTCGAAGCTGATCGCAAATCGCGGAGCATCCGGCGTCCGTACGACCGTTTCCGGCCCGATCGTCTGGGGCGTTCCCTCATTACCTGCCGTATCAACAGGGATGATGCGCCAGGTATAGGTCGCCAGATCCTCAAGCCGGGGCGTCAGGAATGAATAGGCCCATTCACGATTATCGTGCCGAACGATGCCGATTGTGGACCACTGGCCCGAATCTTTTTTCTGCTCGACCTTGTAGTAATCGACGTCGCCCTCGGTTGAGCGGATCCACCAGAGCGTCCGCCGAGCTGGATACCCGGCCGGGGCGTTGGCGATCGGGTCGTAGTTGGGATCCGTCGTGTCTTGGACTTCAATTCGCGCCTGCTCGCCTTGTTCGAGCACGAACGAATACGTCGGTCTCGTCGTCGAGGCGATGTAGGCACCATCAAGATACCAGTGATAGTAAACTGTCCCCGACAGGTCGCTTATGACCGCGACTGTCGTGATGTTGCGAAATCGTGTTGTCTGATAACGTGTAATGGCCATTTATTGCGTCACCACGCCTTCGACAGTCGCCTCTCCGCGGCACTGATAATTCGGGGGCGCCGGCCTTTTGCCGATAACTTCGACGTGTCGAACGAGCAAATTGTGCCGCGTGCGCCCCCAGTCGTCCGTTGCGGAGATGATCGTGGCCTGGAGTGCCTCAAGATTGCCGAACCAGGTCTCAATCTCGCTTTCGGTGCCGTACTTCACGCACCGATAGCGAAAGTTTGAATCCCCGAACCCGAGGTCCTGTGCCCCATAGCCATCGAGGCCTGGCACCTGCCATATCTCTACACGGAGTTTCAGATCGTTGAAACTCTCCTCGCGAACGAAATCGCAACTCACTCCACCAATCGACGGCATCGTCAATGCCCTCGCGGATCGTCATCTGGACGACCGAGAGTCGGTCCGCCAGTCTGAGACCTCGCGGCCTCTTGCAAAGCTTTTGCGGCGCCGTCGAGGTTTTCGACCACTTTGGCCAAGCTACGCGCCAGTGCAGCAGTGTCCTCGTCGCCGCTTGACTGCAGTCGCCGGAATTGTTCCTGTTCGTACGGAGTCCCAAACATGCGGACGATGTACTCATCGCCGAATAGCCAACGTTGGCCACGAACGCCGAGAGGCGACCATTCTCCGATCGCCTGCACCCAACGGTTCATGCCTTCCCGCTCTCGCTCAGCGAGCCGCTCGTTGATCAGTGCCTCAGTGAAATTTCGCTCAGCGCCGCGCCGTAATTCTGCAAGCTCGCGGTATCCAGCGGCCTCCTGTGCCCGTTGCGCTGCTGCAATTTCGGGAACAGTTGCGGGTAACGCGAGTTTCTTGCCAACCCGGTCCTCCGCCTCGGCGCGACGCACCTCTTCCACAATTCTGCCAAAATCCTCTAAGTTACCGCTGAGGACACGAAATGCCGTCACAGCCTCCTTGCGCCCGAGGAATTTCTGGAGTTCCTCACCTTCCAGTCCCATAGATTGAATTTGGAGCACTGCTTCGCGCAAAGACTTGCCAACGAAGTCTCCGGCCTGATCTAGGGAGGCCAGGAACGAACGGATCTGCGTGCCCCCGAGTTCCGCGGAACCGCTAGCGGTGGCTGTCAGTGCCGTGGCAGCCAGTAGCTCTTCGTCACTGATTCGCAGAGCACGGGCATAGGTGCCCCCTCGAGCTGCGCCTTCCAGCAAGGCCTCAGCCGTCGCCGGCGAAAACTTACTGGCCCCGAAGGCCTTGCTAACCAGATCGCGGATTGTTCCCGTTTCCTCGGCGCCCATCGCGGTGTAAAGCGTTTTGGCCGCGCGAGCCATGACATCAGGCGCCTCCACGATGCCCGTTGCCTTCAATTGGCTGAACAGCTTGCGATATTGGAGGACGCCAGCCGACTCGAGCGCAAACACGACGCGCGCAGCTTCGTCGAGGGATGCAGCGCCACCCTCCGCCAGTGTTTGCTTAGCCGCTCCAACCAAGCGCTGCATATCCTCCGGGGTTTCGGCGAGTTGCGACAAGGAGCCCAAGCCCATCCTCGCGAAGCGCCCGCGTTCGGCGGCCCGCTCGGAAATCTCGTTCATACGATGCAACGTGGAGATCACTTGCGATATGGCCGTCGAAACGCCTGCGAGCCGAACAACGTAGTTTCGGAGCTCCCGCGCGGCGGTGGAGCCGAAGGCCTGTTGAGTCGCGCGGCCGGCCTTCTTGCTTTCCGAGCTCACCCGGCGCATTCCGGCTTCCATCTTGTCCTGCTGCTGCAAGACCTTCTGCATCGCCTGGAAGAGCCGGTGCTCATCGCCGGTCATTTCGATGACGATGTTTCGCGCCATGCATTATCCTCTGACGAACACCACTCGTTCACCGAGTCCGGCCGACAAGGCCCATAGATCCGCCATCGTCGGCCGATACCCTGCATGTCGCCCTATCGCCCACCGACGATAGACGAGCCAGCGGCTGCCGCTTTTTTTTTAAGCCAAGCCTGGATCGTCGGCATATCGATTAGGGCAGCGAGGATCTCGCGTACGCATTGATCGTCGAACAGGCCCAACAGCGCGACCTCCGCCTTACCGACGCGGTAGTTCGTCGCCAATGCCAGCAGCGCGCCGTCATTGATCTCCTCGAAATCGAGCTCGATCTTGGCACTCGTCTCGCTTTCTTCGATGGTTTCGGCGGCGACGACGGCATCCCACCAGCGCATCGCAATGTCCCACAGTCGCTGGTATGCCGGCAGGACCCCGCCCTGGATCCACCGTCCCTCCTCGTCGATCGTCGTCGCCTGCGGCAGCGCCTGATACCATACCAGCGTGCTATCCTGCTCGGCCGCCGCCCGCGCAACCGGGATCAGCCAATCATGGCCGTCACCGAGGCGGACCCAATGTCCTGGCAACGCTCGCTGGCGTATCAGATCGGTCGGCTCGGGCGGATCATCGGTATACATCCCGACCCAAGCATCCAACCCGGGTATCCGCCGCCAGGTCTGTTTGTCCGGGTAATAGCCGATTCGGTGGGCCTCGATGCGCTCGTCGTCGGCAACAATGACGCCGCGTTCGCCGTCCGGTCCCCGTTCCACGCCGGCTGGCGTGCATCGGTCCTCGAATGCGTAGTCGAGTCCGGCCGCTTTGACGTCCGGCAGTTTGATGCTCCGGTCGCGGCCCGGCAGAAAGTAGAGTAGACCCGCCATGACTCTCTCCCTTACGTTATCGTCGTCGCTGTATTGATCACGAGCGGTGCATTCGTCCCGTCATATCGCAATGGCATGACCAACATGACTTCGCTGGGATCCTGGCCATTCGCGTCCTGCACCGTATCGATGTATGCCAAACCGTCGGCCGTGAAGCTGATATGCTGAGCCACGGCATCGGCGACGTACGTTCCGCCGCTTGCACGCTTGCGGAGATAGATCTTCGTATCCGTGTGGATGGCGGCCTTACCCAGCAGCGGGATGTTCGCCGCCTTGAACCACTCGATGTCAATCCCGCGAAGGGTCAGCCGGGGCGCGATCGTGACAATCGATGCAAACGTATCCCAGATAGAAGACTCAGCTCCCTCGGATTGCACGGTGATCCCGAAATCGATCTCGAACGATCGAGCCTGAGCGAGAGCGATATTGCCGATCCTGATCGGCCCAAGCGTGAACCGTTCGGCGTCGGTGATCCCGGTTGGCAGGCTGACGCTATCCGTGATCGTGATCGGGTCGTTGACCCCGTCATATGTGACGGTGACATCGTATGCGATCGTCGCGTCCTGTTGATGGCTCACCTGCAGCAGGCGCGGCACGATGATGCCCTTGCGGATCGTGTACTTCCGATGGCTCCCGGCTCCGGCCCGCGTGCCGCCGTCCGCATGCTGTTGGGCGTAGAAATTCAGGTAGCCGGACAGGCCAGCGATGTCCACGCCCGTCAGACCAACCGCATCCAAGGCGGTGGCAATCGCCAAGGTGGTGAAGTTGGCCGAGGGTTTCTGTGCCGTGATCGACTGGGTGCGGTTATAGACCTCGCCGCTCGTCGCCTCGCCGCGCACCTCGGTGCCCGTTTGGACCCGCTGTTGTGTGATCCCACCCAACAACGTCGAGCCGATCTGGACCGCGTAGAGGCTATGCTTGCGCGTGACCGCCATGATTGTCCTCCATTACTAGTCGAGCGCCTTACGGCGTTGCGTCGTAAACAACTTCGATCTGCAGCGTCGCATCTGCACCGCTGCTGTTCGTCGCGTACAGTGCCGTAATGTCGGTCGTCAGCAGATTCGTAAAATACGAGCCCTGATACCAGATGTAGGGCTTGTTCGCGACCAGATTAATGGTGTCGTCGGGCGTCGTTCCGTCGTTCGTCTCAAGCGTCAGATCCTGATCGCTGACGATGTAGATTGACTGGATCTGCGACACGTCCAGCGCAAAGTTGATCAACTTGTCGGTCTGGCCGTCTTGGATCGTCTCGTTGATGCTGATCTGGCCGCTGCCGGTGAACGTGTTTTCCGACGTGACCGATTGGCCGTCGCGCGTGACTTTTTCCGTAATCGTGTGCTGGAACGCCATCTCTGTGCTCCTACTGGATCGTTACCCGTGTCTTGTCAGTGATTGCCGCGAGATCTCGATTGACTTTCCACGCCATGCGTTCGACGAGCGTTTCCCGCTCTCGCGTCGAGACTCGCGTCATCTCTTCGCGCATGTTGATATTGCTGTGCGGATTCCTGAAATTGAGTTTGTTGGCGTGAATGAAGATCTTGACGCCTTTCGACGTAGCGCGGACATCGCGGCGCCGCGAGGCGCGTTCGCTTTCGCCGCTCCAAACCAGAGGTCGGGTGTGGCCGAAGCGACGCTGTTTGCGGCCAGTGTAACTGCGCCAGAAGGCCTTCCCGGTTTTGCCTTCGCCTTTACGTGGCGTGTAGTAGTACTCCTGATACGCCTCGCGCGTGAAATGCTTGGCGCGGTAATGGCGGTGCCAGAAAATCCCGATGTACTGATACCCTTCCTTCAAAATCCGCCGCAACCGTGCCCGGACGTGCCGTGGAATAGGACCGGAATACTTAATGTTGAAGGCAATCGGGATCATGGTGCAGATCCGTACTCGACGCTCAATTCGACGGCCTGAGCGTCGCCCAAAGTCCGTGCCTCATCTTCCTCTGTACGGATCGGGCCAGCCTCGACAGTCACCGTGTGAAACACCAAGTAGCCGGCCCCGGGATCCGTCAACGCGCAGAGCTCGTCGATGATTTGCCCGATCGTGTTGCGGAATCGCCTGGCGACTTCCGCCGGATCATTCGCGATCTGCGGATCCACGTCTTCTTCCAAGCGGATCATGATTCGCCCGGATTCGGCCCAGGTCCCGACCGCGAGCCGTCGCTTCGAATAACCGTTCTGCTCAGATGTCCAGATCAGCGCAAACGGTCGATAAGCCTGCAATTCTGCAAGCGTGTACTCGTTGCCGTTGGCAGGAGCCGGCAAAGCTTCATGGTAGATCCGGGCCAGAGCCTCGGCCTGATCCGCCGCACCGACCCAGGCCTGGAAGGTACTGCAATCGGCAAGGGCGGTGCGCAGATACTCTTGAGCCAGACTCATGCCTCCGGCCGGATCCGTCACCGCTGATAGCCTCCCTTCGGCAACGTGCCGAGCTTGGTCTCGATGCGAATCATTGCCTGCGTCAAGTACTGCATTTGACCGCGTAGTTCTCGCAGTTCCGCGTCGTGCCGCGCCACGGCTGCCGCATTCGCGCGTATCTGTTCGACAGCCTGTTGCCGGTCAGTAGCTATCGCCCACGTCGCGCCCATGATCACGATGACCAGAGCCGCGACGAGGCCAATCGGGACGAGAGTCTCTCTCGTGATCTCCTGCACTCGTTGGACCACGGTCTTATCTCCCGCGATACCGCGGCCGGCTGTATTCCACCGAGCCTTTCAGTTGCAACCGGAACGTGATCATCGTGGCTGTGACGGTCTTATCGATCACCGGCCAGGTTTCGTTGCGGACAACCAATTCCGCGTTCTCGGCCGGCGACGCGATGCCGCCATAATCCGAGTTCGGATCGGTCAGCACCATCACCTCCAAGGTCCTCACTCGTTGCCGACCTTGATCGGTCGTTTCGATCTCGGATCGTTCTTCGCCGACGATGCCAGTGAGATGTACTGGCTGCTGGCCGGGCGCGAGGTATTGCACCGGCTCTCCGAGTTGGCTCATGAGAGCCGGTGCACCAACCTCCGCGAAATGGTCATCGAAGCGCGTCATGACCGCTCAGGTTAGGTCGTGATGTTGCTCAGCAGATGGCCGGCTTCGACATACAGGATCTTCTCGTCCACCTGGTGGCGGACCCGGATGATGTCGCTCCGGACACTCTCGTCGCGATACGACTCGACCCTGCCATCCACCTGCGAGCCATCTTCGGCCCAGTGGAACGTTCGCCCGAGGCAAGGCTCGCGAATGTCTTGGGTCGTCGCGATGCGGCAGACCATCGCGTACTCGTCCGACCAGATCGGAGCGATGCTCGTGCTCTGGCCTTCCTTCGCGCTGTCCTTGGCGGAACCGGCGACGAGAATGAAGTCTAGGTCGAATACCTGGGCCAGTACCTCGGCGGTGATGTTCCCGGCCCGGGTGTCCACAAAGCCGCTGTACTTCACGCGGTCGATGATCTGGTCACAGTTGCGCAGATTGCGGAACACCTTGCGGTTGACGATCAGCGCGTTCGGCCAGATCCCCGAGTTGTCCCACACCTTCTGGACTGCCGCCTCGACGTCGTCAATCGGCGTGGCGTTGGCGCTGTCGTCCCACTCATTCGTCACTGCCGTGGTCAGCGACGCGCCGGTCCACCTGCTCGAATCGAAGATCGCAGCGGCGATCCGTTGTTCCGCGTTGCGGAGGACTGCATCGAGGGCCCTCTGGGCCGCGACAAGCTCCGCGTCGAAATACTCGGCGTACATCCGGGCCTCGTTGTCATCAACGGGCTCCTCCGCCCCGTGTTCCTCGGTGGCGTAGGTGTCCGTCGTGAAGGTGAACTGGCCCCGGCTGTAGCCAGCGCCGGGCGCCCGCTTGGTGTCCCTCGCCTTGAGAAGTTGCTCGATCGGGATCTTGCCGAAGGTCCCGGACGCCTTCTGCACGTTGAATACCGGCAGTACCCGATGGCCAATGAAGCCTTGACGGTCCATGGCTAGATCGAACTCCATCAGGCTGCCGGCCAGGTCCGGCCGAAGAGTTGCAAGACTCGTGGAAGGTGATGGCATCGCTTATCTCCTTTTTAGTCCGTGTTTTGGTCCCTCACTTCACCAACCGGTCACGTTCAGTTGTTGGCGCCTACGATCCCGCGCCAGCTCGTACCGTCGCAGAACACGTAGGCCGTCTCGTTCTGAGCTGGCGTGCAGACGGTCCCTCCTCCGTCGTCCTTGATCGTCAGGACCTCCGCGGCGTCGGCCGAGTTATGGATGATGAAGTCCAAGCCGGCCGCCTGTGCTTCCGCCGGCAGCGTGATGGTTCTGCCAGCGCCGCCAGGATCCAGCACCTGAATCCGCGCATCTGCCGCGGTCAATGTCTTGTTACCGGTCAGCGTCTCCGTGTTCGTGGACTGGTTGCGCAGCCGCGCCAGCAAATCGCAGCGAAGCACTTCGATCACGTCACTATCAGCCGTGGCCGCTTCTAGGGCGATGCCGATCGGGTTGCCGTTGGCCGCGTCGCTGACTTTGCCGGAATCGGCCCCGTACACCACGGCGCCTTGGCTGATCGCCTCCGACGCAACCATCTTGACGGTCCCCTGGGCCGTGCGCAGCCGGACCGCCCGCACGTCGCCATCGGCGAAGGCTGCGGCTTCCAGGGTTCCCAGCTCGATGTCTTCGGCATCGGCGGCTGCCAGTTTGCCGCCGGACAGCTTGACTCGCAGATGCTGGGCGATCGCCGCGCCAGCGGTGAAGGCCTTCGTTGGCGTTTCGACGAATTGACTCATGGTTCAGCTCTCCTTGTCCGTTACGTTTTTCTTGATACCAACACGTCAGCCGACCTTCCGGCGATGGCGTTCGTTCACCGCAGCGAGATACGCCTGATGCAGATCAGGATCCTCGCGGACGATTGCCCGAATCGCCTTGGCACGATCCAGCCCGCCGTTCATCTTCTCCGTGACGGCCTGGTTCCATCGCTCGATCGGGTCGGCGGCATCCTCAGAGGCGCTGCCGGCGCCTCCGCCGAGCGCCTCGACGCCAGGCTTTTTCGTGACCGCCTTGGCTTCCTCGGCTTCCTTCCGGGCCGCCTCCGCCTTCGCCTTCATCTCGGCCGCGTACGCTTTGGCGGCCTGCACGATCGTCAGGCCCTGCTCGAGACACGAGACGTAGAACTGCGCGTCTGCGTCCGGGAACTCCGCCTTCAGTTCCGCCAACGTGGCGGCTTTCGGCTCGGCCGCCTCAACTGCCTTGGTCTCCGCGGCCTGTTCGGTACCTTGCGTCATGGTTTTCTCCTCCTCTGCAACCTGCCTTGGTTTAGTCCTGGCCGCGCCACGGGACGGCCGGCGTTGCTTGCTCTCCAGCTCGTTGAGCGTCTGTTCAAACGTCTGAATGCCATCGATGAGGCCCAGCCCCATCGCGTATTCGGCTCTGTGGATCCTGCCGTCTGCGAGTTCGAGGACGTCCTCAAGGCCCTTACGCCGGCCGCGTGCGACCGCCTGCACGAAGAGCTCGTTAATCTCGTTGATTACCCGCTGTGCGTCCGCAAGCTGCTCCGGCGTTACCTCTGCCCCAAGAACCCCCACGCCTTTCATTTCGCCGGCGCGAATGACGTGGACTTTGACGCCGGCCGCGGCAAAAAACTGCGACCAGTCCGCAATGACCGTATACGTGCCAATCGAGCCGATTAGGGCGCTTGGGTTGGCGAAGATCCGGCCAGCTTGCGAGGCGACGTAATAGGCCGCGCTTGCGCCGAGGTCCTCAATGTACGCGACCACAGGTTTCTGCTGATTTGCCGCAGCTATATCTCGCGCAAGATCGTCCACGCCGGCGACGGATCCACCGGGCGATTCGACGCGCAGCAGGATCGCTTGAACGTCGTCGTCGCTCAGGGCCTGACGCAGTCCCCGCCGGATTCGCACGTTCCCGGGATAACGGCTCAAGCTTGAGCCGTATTTGGTCATCATCCCAACGAGATCAAAGACGGCGACTCCGCCTTCGGTCTGCCTGTAGATTGGGCCCTGGCCGTCGGTCGCACTTCGACGCGTGGCCTGTTCGGCCTGAATGTGGGCGAGCAGGTCCATGCTCTGGATCTGCGCTATCAGCGCCGCGGCCTCTTTCTCTGCCATCGCCCACACGCCGAGATACTGCTCGAAATGTGGGATTGTCTGAATTGCCTCAAGCAGATCGCTCATCTGTGACTTCCTCATCAATCGCGGCAGTCGTGATGTTCACGCGCACTCCGTCGGGCGTCGGCAAACTCAACAGTTCCCGCCAGTGCACGGGCTGGCCATCCTCGAATTCAGCGTTGAGCTCGGCCGCCTTACGCTTCGCTTTGGCAATCGCCAAAGCGTTGTCCTCAACGATTTCCGTGCTCAGATCATCCCAATCGAGCCCACGCTCGGCGCTCCGCCGGCGGTGACTCAGCAAGCCGTTGCGAACGCGCAAGAGGTCCGCGCTGGCATCCTGGAGCGGCTGAATGTAAGGCCAGGTGGGCGGATGCCATTCATGGCGGAAGATATTGATCCCTCGGCGCTGCGCAGCCCTCCGCAACGCGGCGTCTTCGGCAAGCCACTGCCGGACCTTCCATAGGTACACCGGCCGATGGAACCGCTCGATCAGGACCAGCCGTTGGTTGCGCTTGAACCCCATCCGGGCTTGTTCGATCGCACCGCGCCAGCCCGAGAAATTGGTTTCGCTGGCGTCCATCAGGACCATCACCAGCGGCAGTCCCAGATTGATCCCGATGAACGTGAGGATCAGCTTCGTCTGCGGGAACCATTCGGGGTTGGGAACGTTCGGGCTGAATCCGTGCAGTGTTTCGCCCGGCGCGCCTTCGACCAGCATGCCCGGGGCAATCCCCTCTATCGTCCGCGTCGTGCCATCCGCCAGGCTCTCTGTCGTGCGTGCCCCCGTTTGCGGCGAGGCCCCACCAGCAAAATCCAGTTCCCGCTGCCGGAAGATGGCGAAGCAGCTCACGATCTGCTGTTGCACCAACTTCGCAAACTGGATGTCATCATGCATCCCAATGGCGTCAAAGATCGGCGCAAACGCCGTCACACCGCGGGTCTGCGTCACCCGCTTCGGGTTATAGATGTGGAAGACTTGCAGGTATCCGTCCTCGTCACGAGCGGGGTACCGTTTGATGTCCGAGACCCGCTCGACGGGACGATCCGGCGAGATGTCGTCCTTGGTCAGCCAGTACTCAAGCCGGCGGCGGTTCTCGTCCAGCAGCACGCCGTGGATCACGTTACGCTTCGTGTTCCTGGGCGTCCGCAGGCGATGGGCCTCGACGAGCTGAAGCGCTCCATCCACCGTCGGCAGCGCCAAGATGTCGCCATCGACGAAGACCGATCGCAGGACGAGACCCTCCATCGCGTGGAAGGTCAGTTCCCCCGCTAGGTCACACTGGCTGGGATCGTTGGCCCATTCGTTCCAGCGCGCCAGCAGATCGGCATCGAGCGTCTCGTCGCCCGTCTTGACGTCCAGCTTGATGCCGTCCTGCACAGTGTTCAGGACCGCCCGATCGACCGCCTGACCGACCACCATGTCGTTGCGGTCCATGTCCCGCGCGTATTCGAGCATGCGGAGAAAGTCGGCCTCGGACCGATAGTGGTAATCTGCCCCGGACCCGGACGCGGCGATGCCAGTCCGTCGCCGGCGGTACCGGCCGCTTTTGGCCGCGTTATAGTCGGCCCGCGCGAGCTCGAACCGCTCGGCTAAGCTGAGATCGCTTGTAGATGACCTTCGCCGCATCATGCTCGAAAATCCTGAAAGTCAGCAAAGCGGACGCTGCCGCTCGTTGTGCTGGTCGTGGCGGAGGTGTCATTGGCAGCCAGCCACGCTTTTGCTTCCTGCAACTCAGCCTGAAGTTTGCGGTAGTCGTCACGGATCCGCTCGTTGCCGTGCTGAACCTCTTCGGCCATGCGGCGCATAAGTAGCCGCACAGCGTGTATGAATGTCTTGCACTTAGTTACGGACCCAACGAGGTCATAGTCCGCATTGTCGTCGTATGCGGCCTTGATCTCGGTCAGCGTGCTGTTCGAATCGAGGCTCATGCCCTACTTTTCGGGCAGAGGATTTCCCAGTGAAAGGGGGATCCGAAGGATCCGTTGCCGGATTCTTCGGATTGTTCGGATTCGTCGGATGTGTCGGAACGAGCGGACGTCAGTCAGCGGCGGCAGCAATTTGCTCCAGGATGTAGCGGAGCGCATCCGCGGACGACTGCACATAGCGGCCGTTCGGCAAACGCACCGCCGAGTCGTGCAGCGCACTGAACACACGCCGCAGCGCACGTGCTTGCCGCTGATCCAGCTGGATGTCGATGTGGCGCGTGACATATCCGTCGAATTCTGGCGGGCCGACGGGCAGTTCGATGATCACAGATTGACTCTCCAAGGCGCCGGGGCCAGTAGCACCAGCCGTTGCCGCTTGCGCCGGCGTCTCCTGCGCAAACGCGGCATCGTTGATGTCCGGGCTCTCCAGCGCCGGGGCCGTGTCCACTTTTTTGAACCTGCGCATCTTCTTCTTCGCCATGCTAACCCTCTCGTTCCGTGACCAGGTATGCCCGACCGTCGGGCGTCGTGAACCGCGGCCGCTCCCGCTGCTGTGCGCCGGCGGGCTCTGGCTCGCTGGGCTCAGCGATCAGCCGCACGCCCGCCAAATGCGCAGCGGCAGCCGCGATGTATGTGCAGTCGAAAAAGTGATTCGCCTTGCCACGCCGCCGCCAGACCGTCACCGGCCCTCGATTCGGAATGTACTGCTCCACCTCGTATTCGGCCGTCAGGTGCTGGCCGAACCGTGTGTGTTCATCTTCGGGAGCGGCAAACAAGGTCAGTGAGCCGACCTCGCCGGGCGGCGTTTTCAGGCGCCTATGCACCCACGATTTCCAGTAGTCGGCATTGATCTCAACCAGGTGGATCCGCTGCTTCCGCAGCCGGGCGATGTGGTATTCCTCGCCGACGTAGCGGACGATGCTGCCCGTGTTCTTGGGCCGGTTGTACCACTTCGAGCGATCCTGTCCGAAGCCATAGCCTTTGATCGGCCGGAATCGATCGGCCCCGAATTCCGCAGCATTGCTCTCGCGACAAAATGCGTAGATGACCTCCGGGAGCCACGACGAATCGATCCAGATCTGAATGGGCACGAACAGCTCGCCCGTCCTCTGGCAAGCGTATCCCGCGAGCAGGACCTCGCGCAACGAGCGTAGTCCTGTCAGTACTGCCCGCTCCTCGGCAATATCATCGGCGTGCGTCTCTTGCACGCCATAGTTGATCACCCGGCCGGTCCCATCCTTGCGCCAGGCGATGACGACGAAATGGTGGAGCCACTTCCCGCAGTCGATGCCCACGGTCAGCAGATCCGCCCACTCCGGCACAAAGCCGCGGCCCTCGCTGCCCGTGCGTTGGCGGACTTCCTGCCAGGTCAACGGTGTCAGTTCGATTTCGTCAGGCACATACGGCAGGGTCCAGCGGAACTGCCGCAAGGCCTTCTCGGCGTTGTCCGGGCTCTCGGCCCGAGCCCCCTTCCACTCTTCGACGCCGAGGAATCCCTCGCTGTTGAACAGATTCTGAAACCCGCTCCAGCGGAAACCGAACGTATCCGTCCTTGAAGGCTCTCCGCGGATCCTCCCCCTCTTGTCGATCGTCTGGCCCTTGTGTAGCAGCTTGGCCCGCAGGTTCATTTCGAGCCGCTGTGCCGACGTCAACGGCTTGCCGCACGCCGGGCAAACGAAATGTGCATTCTCGCGAACATCGAGAACTGTCTTGGCGTCCTGCCAACCCCGGAGGTGCTCACGTTCAGGCGAGACCCATTCACGGCAGTGCGGGCACGGGTGCACGATGCGGCTCTCCGTACCGCTGATGTACTCCTGCCAGATACGCCCCTGCTCGATCGAGACGGTGCATTCGAGGTAGATCCTCCGGCCAAAGTCGTAGGCGCTCGTTCGGGCCTCAAGCTGGCTGATCGGGTCGGCCTCACGGCTGGCCTCGCCGGCGACATCCATCTTGTCGGCCTCGGTGACGACAACGACGCGCGCGGTGTACGCCGATCGCTTCTCGTCCTTGCCACGGCCCGACATGAGCTTGAGCGTCGCCCCGTTGCCGAATTGGATGGCCTCGAACAGCCCGCCCTTGCTGCCGGCGCCCTGCCGCGGCAGCAACTCCCTGTATCGACTCGCCTCGATTGCTGGCCGGAGATCCTCACGCCACTTGTCGGCCGCGAGCTCCATCGTCGGCACACCGAAAATCACCGACTCGCCGATCTCGAAGAGATGATACATGGTCGGGATGATGCACCCGAGCAACGTCTTGCCCGACTGCACGGGCCCCAGCAGCGCGAACCGCTCCCACCTGCCACTATCCACCTCGTCCAGCCACAGCGCCGTGTAGGGCTGCCGCGATACGCGAAATCGCATCCCTTCGTACTGGCCATCGGGCAGGATGATCTCCTGCTCCGCGAATTCGCGCAGCGTGCGCAGCCTGGCCGCCCGCGACTGCTGGATCGCCCATCGCAACTCTTCCAGCGCAGCGCTACGAGCCTTTCGAGGCGTCAGGACCGTTACCATCCTCAACCTCTTCTGCCCCGACGAATGCCTCAATTTCCCGCGCTGCCTCGTCCAGGGCCTCATCGATGATGTTCTGGGCCTCAGGCCCAAATCGCTTTTGCAGCCGTTCACCCGCTGCCCTGATCTTAGCGGCGATACCAGCCAGACCTTGGTGGATTACCGACCGCTCGATCCACCGACCAAGCTCCCTCTCCAACTTGAGCTCTTCGATTTTTGCGCGGGCGAGCCGATAGCGCTCCAGGGCAGGGGTGGATCCACCGGCCAGTAGCGGGTCGCCATCCGTCGCGCGCAACGCATCATCGACGGCTTTTTGCACGCGCAACTGCACCACGCCAGGGCCGTAGAACCAGACACGCTTCGCCTTGCCACGCTTGACCTCGTGTATGTGCTCGGCCGGCAGAAACGGGCGAAGGTCTCGCCGAAAATACTCCTGAGATACCCCCAGAAACGCAGCGACTTGAGCAGCCGTGAACCAATTGGCATCACTTCCCAACCGCTTTTTCGCAATCGCTCCTCTCCGCACTTACGGTGGCCGCCGAGCCCATGGCCAACAACAACCCAAATTCACACCTCGTGCGCAAAAAAACGCCGCCACAACCGGCAACGTGCCCGCACCCCGGGGCCGGGCAAAGGACCCGCGACCATCACGACCATCACGCACGCTCTAGCACCAGAGCACACACCAGCGCCTCAAACGTCTCCGGGGCCATGCAGGCCAACTCGTCCGTGCCGAACTCCCGCAGCACGAGCCCGTGACTGGCGATCGCCACGCGAGTGCCGTCGCGGAACTCTGGGACGAGCATCGCGTCGTGTCGTCTCGCAATCCGGCTTGCCTCGCTCACGGTCATTGCATCAGCCTCATCGCAATCGTGGCAGCAAGCGCCACAGCCATCATCAGCAGGACGAGCCAGTCGAACGCGTCGTCGCGCGACATCGCCGCATCCCCTACCACGCCGGAGGGGCTCGTCGGGCCCGATCGAGCAACGCGGCGAACGCCTCGTCGCTCAGCCACCAGCCCCGTTCCGGGGCTGGCTCGCCTCGATGCAGGCGGACCACGCGGACCTCGCGGTCCACATACTGCGTCGGTAGCCGCAGGCTGCAGCCGCCGACGGCGAAACTAGCGACGGCCAACAATGCGATCCACCGCATCTTGGCCTTCCCTCGTATCGCCCTCGTGCGCGATCGTTTCGACGTCCATCTTGGCCTTTAGCAAGGCTCTGCTGACGGCATAGATCCCCGCCACGAGTGCAGCTCCCCAGACCGCCGCATCACCGCTCAGCCGACCAGTGAGGGCTGCGAGGATCTGCCCCACGATCGCGAGGACAGAGGCCCAAAATTCCGTTGTTCTGATGCCTGGCTTGAGTGCCATATCTCACGCCTCCGAAAACGGCCGGCGGCGACGGGCCCGGGACGGGGGAGGCACGCCGGCCGCCGGCCTGCTGCGACTCTCACGGTTCGGTTGGCTGGGTCGTCACGTTGCGGATCCCGCTGTCGAGCCAGAACGAGATGTAACCCTGGCTCCCCGCACCAAACTCTTGTCGGGCCCACACGTTCGCGTTGAGCGGGACCGAGCCCTGGAGTTTGATCGCAGTCCCCGTGCGGGCCTGATAGTCGGCAGCGATGTCGGCGATCTGCTTGATGTTCTGAATCCCCTGCGGGGCGGCGTTGCAGCCAACGAGGCCGAGTAGACAGCCGAAGGCGAACAGCAGTAAGACGGCTACCAACTTGAACAGGTCCATTCGTGATCTCCTGTCTGACTCCAAAAAATTGCTGACCGGCGCCGGAGGGGGGGAGCGCCGGCCAGCGCGCGGGCGCCATCGGGTCGGCCGGCCGATTCCCCCGGTGGCGCGCCAATGTTTTCCGTCATCTCAAGCATGCGCCGGGATTCCCGGCGGTCAATGAGTTTCCGGTGACTCAATTCTTGCAAAACTCTCAGCCGAGATCTCCCGCCAGTACCGCTCGCAGATCTCGCGTAGCCGCCGGCGTGACGCCGGATCCGTGACGCGCACGCCGATCTGGCGTTCGCTCTCCACGCGGATCCCGAACTGCACGCGCAGTCTCTTGATCGCCGCGCAGCAGAGCGGGTACGAGATCCCGGCGTCCGCAGCCACGGCCAACAGCGGCTGCCAGACCGGCCCGAGGCAAGAGGCCACGCTTGCCATCGTCTCCAGGCTGCACAGCCGACGGATCCCGTACGGCGCCGGGAAACGCCGCTCGAACTCGTCTGGCTCCGTGACAGGCCTGCCCGGCATGCGTTCTGACTCCAGTGGACCGAGAGATACTTCGGCTGGAGCCGGCTCGCCGGTTAGGCGGCCTGCTGGAGCGACGGAAGCAGGCCTCATTTCGTTCAGTCGTCCATCTGCCACGTTCAGGTCGGGCTCCCTTGCGAAAACGCGTCAGATCCCGGGTTTCCGCGTTTCAAGTCGCAGCGGCTTTCGCGCGAAAGCGCCTCGGCAGATCGAACTCCTTTTGCACCGCCTTGACGAATGCCCCCATTGGACTCTTCAGACCCTTTGCGGCCGCTTTCTCGGCAGCGATTGCCCCGAACCGTTGCACGGCCGAATGTGCCGCCTTGGGGCCATCACGAGCCCAAATTGCCTGCACGAGGTTGCATACGGTTGTAAGATTCGCCGCCCCCTGTGGTCGGTCCCGCGCGAACATACTCAGCCCGAGATGCTTTGCGATTGCGGCAACCGCCTGCTGTTGGAGGCCTACGAGGTCTCGCCGTTCCGAAGCCGAGGCCGAAGAATCCGAGGGAGAAAAACCCGAAGCCGAGATGACGTGACCGATGGCTGCCGGCGACTGCGTGCGCTTGCTGGCGTGCGCGCACATGCTTTCGGTCTCGGTATTGGTCTCGGTATAGGCTTCGGTCTCGGTCTCGGTCTCGGTACTCGAGCATTTGCTAGCATTTGCTGGCGATTTGCGCGCAGATGCGCGCGCTTTGCTAGCATCTGCTAGTGGGCAATCTTGCGGCATGCTGCAGCCTTCGCACACAAAGCCCTGCTGTTTAATAAGTTGTGACCTTCGACACGTTTGGTCCGCGTGCTCGTGCCAATCGTGGACGACGAGTCGGTGCAGCGGGCAGGGATCGAGCCAGCCGACATTGGTTAGGGCGGTGATCAAATCACCAGGATCGCCCTTCCATTCGAGCCACTCGGCGATCTCGTCGTCCGACCACCGGCCGATGTCCCCGCGGCGAGCGTATTGCGCGGTGAAGTGAAGGATGCCCTCGACGATTCCGAGCGCCTGCCAGCGTGCGACTCCAAGCCGCCGGCATAGAGCGCGCATCTTGGGATGATCTGGAGTGCCGCGTTTCATGGGTCACCTCTGCGAATCAATTTGTGTTCCTCCCGGCTGCGCGCGACCTCGGATTGAGAGCGCCGCGCAGGTTTGTACCTCACTTGCTCTTGCTCGTGCCGCCTGCGCAGCGCCCTCAAAACGGGGTCGCGCGCAGCGCAGGCCGATGTCAGGAAGGATCTCGCGGCCCTGCGCAGCGCCCTCAAAACGGGGTCGCGCGCAGCAACTCGCGATCATCATGCGGGACCTTGGCCCCTGCGCAGCGCCCTCAAAACGGGGTCGCGCGCAGCAGATCGGGCGCAAGCCCCTGGCAACCACTCCCTTCGGTTCCATCCTGCGCGCAAGAAAACACGAGGGCGCCGCCCGGGGGCGCTCCAGTATTCTGGAATATCCCCGGCGCTTCAGCGCGTTCCGCGGGACTCGGCCTGCAGCACCATCGGCATTGCCGGTTGCCCGCGCTGGGCTTGGCAGCAGCCCTTTTTCCCTCATGGTCATTTTCTCAACAATCGCGTCAAATATTGGGATAGATCCTCGGCTGACAAAAAGACTTCCTCGCCGCCTGCACGCACAACCAAGCCGCGCCGCTTCATGTCCACGAATACACCGGAACGCCGCCGCGCCGTTCGGGGCTTGCGGCTTTCCAGATACGACCTTTGCTCGCCCAGGTCGCGGATGTGATCGGCGGCGAAGACTTGGTGCGCCTCGGCCGGTGTCATCTTCGACGGCGCAACGAGCCGGTGCGTCGGCCGCCCCGATTCGTCGAACGTCAGCACCTGCAACGGCTCGTCGCTTGCCACCCTGCGCTGCTCATCGAGCGGCAAGCCGGCTAACTTGCGCATGATCAGCGACGAACCGTGGTATCGCTGCACGATCTCGGGCAGGACTTGTCCATAGGCGATCTTCTCCAGCCATGCGACCATGCCGATCCGCAGCTCGGATAAATCGTAACCGCGCTCCTTGAGCAGACGAACCAGTACGGCTACGCGACATAGGCTCTTGACTGTGACGCCCATTGCATCTTTGAGGGCCGCGACGAGCTCATCGGTCGTCTTGTCCGCGTACTCCGCGGCAACGTCCTGAAGGAATGAGGGCCAACTATCCTGTTTGATCGCTAACGCTGCTTCTGCCATCTGTTTCTCCTTTTTCCAGCATCGCCTTAAATTGCATTTCCAGGCGGACCAATTCGGCCGCCGCTTTTTGCTCTTGCTTGCGCTTCTGAAGTTCCTCAAAGGTGATCATTTCAATCGCTTCCGCGTCCGCCTTGTAACGGATCAGCGCACGGAGGCTGGCATAAGGAAAATGAGGCAAGTAATCCCTCGCGGAGTCGTCATAGACGATCCGCGAAACGCCTCGCCTGGCTGCGTATGCCACCAGGCTCGCGGAGGCCTGATGCAAGAAAGTGCTAATTCGCCTCGCATGCTTCTCGCATAGCCGTCCACGATGTGCGTCCATGCGGCCTCGCTCGCGTCGCTGCTCCGACTTGCAGTCATCTGAAAGCCTGGCCAATCGGCGGCGGTGGCTGATGATCCACCGGCGCACATGGTCGCCGTGCAGCCACCAGCCGTTTCGATCTGCCTGACCAAGTCGAGCCACAAGGAGGCTGCCGGGCGTCGTCCGAACGATCAGGTCACCGTTGCGAGCCGCATCGGTCGAGGTCTTCTGCAGCCACAGCACGACCTTCGCCATGATGCGATAGTGTTGGCGCTGGCCCCCTCCGGGCTCTCGCAATTCAAGGCCTGACCGATGATCTCCGCCATTTGCCCTCTGTCTATAGAGGCTGAGCTCCGCGGTGATTGCCTCTCCGTTTAGCACCTTTCGCAGAGCATGCATCTGGCGGCGAAAATGAGGGCCTTGGCGTAAGCGCAGAAGCCAGCGTTTGCCCCCGCGTCGTAGGGTTACTAATGCGCACAGCGAACCATCGCTATGTTCGGCCAGTCGCCAATCCTGCCTACGGAGCGGAAACGGAGTCGGATACCGGTAGCTCGGCAGCGATTCGGCCGCCTGCCAGATGACGGCGTAACGTTTTGAGCGGTACTTCCCGCGGACCGCATGCTCGATTGCACAGATGGATCCAGTCGGCATTTCCGGGAATCGTTGGCATGCCGCTCGGTACAAGCTGACGTTCGGCATGGGCGGAAGTTTGTCCATATCGGCCCCGCGGGTTACGTCCTGCTTTGCGTACTCCGTGATAAGCCAATTCGACAGATTCGTGGTGTCCGCCCACGCAGCCCGAAGATCGCTACGCAGATCCTCCCACTCCCCATTGACCGGCCCAGCAATCGGGATTGTGATGGTGCGCAACACCCATCGTTCATTCCAGCAGGATCCGCACCAGGCATCTCGGCCGAGCCTATGCCAGCCGCGAGGCAAAATCTCATTGCCTCGGCTGGAACGTCGAGCCGCATGCGTGTTGCCACATACGGAGCACCGCATTTCGTTACTCTCCCCACATCGGCAGCGGCCTGCCGGCCTCGACGAGCCGGCGGTAGCGCCGGAGCCGCTCCGCCCTGGCCTGGCGATCGTCGCTCGCCTGGTCTCGGATCGCGTCGATCGCGATGTCGCCATATCTGCCCGTGTACTTTGCGCGTTCTCGGCGCACGCCGAGCTGCGTCTCATGGTCAGTCTTCACCGGATGGATCATTTCGGACCTCCTGTAGCCTCGTTAGGTCGTCGCGGACACGCTCGATCTCCTGTTGGAACTTGCGGGCCGCGCGGGCCAACACACGAATTGCACTCAGGTTGTCCGCCCCCTGGCGGTAAAGGGTCGGATCGAGGACAGGCCCCAGCGTTTCCGCAAGGTCGATCGCCTCGATGAATTTCTTCAGCGGCAGCATGAGGATCTGCCTAGACAGGGCAAGCAGCAGTTCCTGTGTGGCAAGGTATTGCTCTTTCTTCATGTCCTCCCCTACGCTTCTTGCTGGCGGCCCGCCTTCTCCTGTTCCATCCGTCGGCGCTCTACGCCAAGCTTCAATGCTTCACTGGCCGCTTGGCTTGGATAAAGAAAACCGCCGCAGATTGCACAGCGAGGCCGGCTTCGCCTCTCAACACACGACCGGCGCTCTAATTGTCTGTGACCGCAGTCACCGCATCGCATCCAGCACCTTGGATTTGCCGGCATGGCTAGGCTCCTTCTTATCCCCTATCCCTTTTACTGCCGGGCTTCGGCCGCTCGCTGCAGCAGCAGCGGGAAAACGCTTGCAACCATTGCCGGTATGACCGCGTTGCCAAGGGACCGGATGCGGTCCACCCGGCGGGGAACCCCATCAGCCACTCGATCCACGGCGGGTTCAGGCGGCCATAATATCCGGCGGGTGTTCGTCCCCCTGGCGATAGCCCCACTATGACCGGGAGGTCCGGTGCGACCTTTCGACGCCGCTCCAGGTATTCGCGGTTGCGCGTGTATTGCTCCCCATCCGATGCCTTTGGAGTAGGCAAGAATCCAGAGCCTCTTACGAATGTGACAGGCTCCAGCAGAGGCCGCAGACAAGCATACCCATTCCGCATCGTACCCGCTTGCGGCCAGCTGGCCGAGTATCGTTCCAAAGTACCCATGCCGCCTAGAAAGCAACCCTGGAACGTTCTCCAGCGAAACGACCTGCGGTCGAACCAGGCGAATGCATTTGATCGTCTGCGGCCAGCAGTTCCGCCCGTCTTCGGCGGCTCGCTGTCGGCCCGCCGAGCTGAACGGCTGGCACGGGAACCCAGCCGTAACGATGTCAACCATGCCCGCGTACGCGTGAGCAGGCCCCCGGTTAAACTCGCCGATGTCCATCTGCCAAACCGGCGCATCATCGAGAACCCCGTCCATGATCCGCCGCTCGATCAGCTCGCAACGCCTCCGGTCGTGATCCACGTATCCGACCGTCCTGACTCTGAGTCCGGCTTGCCGCTCCAGAATTCTGAAACCGAGCTCGAAACCGGCGATGCCGCTGAATAGCGACAGGTGTAACAACTCAGCCACGATACTTTCCTGACTTTGTTGGCCTCGGATCGGACGACCTCGGATACGTTCGTTCTTCCTGAATCTTGCCATCGCGCTTGTGGATCACGACCTGTGCCGGCTGATCGCAGCCGCGGGCGAGCCAGCTCGCGAGCGCAACTGCGTCCGATTTGGAGCCGATCGGGGCGATGCAATCTAGCGTCCGCAAACTTCCTGCGAAGTGCACCGCCCAGTAAGCATGCTTCTTGCCGTCGCTATCCTTGTAGCGATGGTGCTGCACGCGGAATATTAGTCTGGCTGGCATCGGTCGCTCTCCTTGTTTGTAGATGGCCTTTGCAACCTCGAACGCATGACTCCAAGCACATTGAGGAACTCCTACATGCCTAATCTCTTCCGGTCCGACAGCTACGCGGTGACAATAGGTGCAGCGACGCACGTCTCGCGGATGTCCGTTTCGTATAGCCACGCCTACGTGTTCAGGCGCGTACGCCCGCAGGAGTGCCCTAAACTCTCTCGCCAAACGATCGAACCCGATGCGTTCCGGCGTGACATTGGTGCTCATTTACTGGCCTCCACAGTTACATTTGCGCAGAACTCAGCCAGCAGCCGCACGTTCGACAGGATCAGTTCGTTGGCGACTTTGTCGTGCAGCTCGTTTGGCTTCAGGTGCTCGACCATGCCGCGAAGCAGACGGATGCGCGACACAATGTCGCGTTCCAGGGCGTCCCAATCAGCCGATCGCATAGTACGTATGTCTGTTTGCATGGTCGCCTCGGGCCGCGTTACGAGGCGCTCCAGGGCTGCGTACAGCCATGCACCGATGGAGGTGTTGGCGATGGCGAAGAGACAGCGGTAACTGGCCAGATTTGCAAACTGTCGATCATCCATATCGCTGGTCATCTTGCGGATTTTGTGTATATACGGGTGAACAACGGTCGTCGGCTTATTCACCTGGCACCTCCCGGATCAAGAGGTCTTTGGGTATCGCCTGCTTGCGATACATCTGCTTCATGAAGAAGGGCACGCCCGCTTCTCTGCATTGATCCCGCACGCGGCGGAACCAGTCTGGATCTGCCGGTCTGGCGCCCGGGCCGGACTCGCCGCCGGCGACGACCCAATCAAGGCCTTCCCGTATTTTGATTGGCATAGCTTGACCACGCCCCCCGCGGTTGTAGAACGCCATTTTCCAGCGAGGAAGATAGGGCTCAAAATCTACTGGCCCCAGCGCCGGCTCATAACTGACCCAGCGGATTGCCGCGGGAATCTGCAGCAGGATCGGGATGCGTTCGTCGGCGGTCTGCTGATCCTCGACGCTCACACCGAGCCAGATGTGCTGCAAACAGTTGTTGGCGGCCCTTGCTGCACATCTCCAAGCGAGCCATCGTTGCTGTATTTCCAACATCCGATCAGGTCTTTTGGTGAGTACGAGATAGGTGTGCTGTCGCGATTCGACCATTGCGCCAAAAACCTGCTGAATGTAGTAGATTGGCACATCGGGATGAAATAAATCGCCCATAAAGCACACGCCGATGCGCCTTGGTTTGCGCCACCGCAAGGGCTGAATCAACCGATCCTCGCGCAGCGTGACCCGAAAGGGATCGTCCGCCGAATACCCGCAGCGACCGCGAAGACGGGCTGCCATCCGGCGCGCCCAGCAGTTGCGGCAACCCGCGCTGATGGGGGAGCAGCCGGTGACGGGGTTCCAGGTCTCGTCGAGGTATTCGATGCGGGTCATGCCGCTGGCTCCCTATTCGGTCTGCCTGTTGTTGTCAGACGGCCCGAAGCCCTTGCGGATCGCCCATTGCTCCAGAGATTCGACCAATCCAATCCTGCCGCCGTGGTCATTGATGAAGCGGCGCACGATCTCCACGATCCGATCTTCGGCTTCAACGCTGAAACCATCGACGTTTTCAAGATCCTCCTGACCTGCAGCATAGAAGCGACACAGATCGCCTACAGTGTGGAAACCTGCACGGAAGAGACGCTCGGCGTCTCCCGGCGCCATCCCTGGAATTCCAGCCAACTTCATCTCGTTCAAGAATCGTCGCAGCTTGTCAGGATCGTTCGGGATCTCTTCGTCGCCCTCGGCGGCGACCGAATCGGAGCTCTGAAGTTTGTCTGTGTTCCGCTCCCAAAACGTCTGCAGGGCGTCCTCGATCTTCTCGGCCTTCGCTTGACCGATGCCGGGAATATCAGTCAGGTGCTGGCCGGATTCGGTATGCGTTGCGAGCTGGCCGATCGTCTCAATGGCGGCCTCGGCCAGCCGCTGCACGATTCCCTGGGGCAAGCCCAGTTCAGCGATCGGCACGTCGCGCCACCAGTCGGGGTTCGAGCCTGAGTCGTCTTTGGTTTCGTCGGGCTGGTCAAAGAGTGATGGCTCCGGGCTGATGTAGTCGTCGATCAGGCTGTTGAGTTTGGCTTGCGCCGCGGCCACAGCGGCTCGCGCCTGTTTGTACGCCTCTGCCGCTTGGGCGAGTTCGGCTTCGCGCTCTTGTAGTTCGAGCCGGGCGACCTTGATGTCGTCGGGCAAGCTCGCGCGAGGTAGATCCTTAAGGACCTCGCGAGACTCTTCGTCGGCCTCAGTATCCAGTTCCACGGGTTCTTGCAGCGTGTCTGTTTCAGTCATGGCTTCGCTCCTTGGCCAAGTGGTAGTTCTGGAACATGAGCATCTGTCGTTCCTTGGTGTTCTTGACTTGGGCAGGTTGCGGCCGTGGCTCTGGCAATGCTTGAGCGTTCGTCGCCCACACCCACACGTGCCGTTCTGTCGCAGAATCCCAGACTTTCTGAAGCGGCTTCACAAGGCCTTGCTGCCGCAACTCACGGACCCGGCCGGTGACCGAATTGATCGGCCAGCCCAGATAGGCCGCGATCTGACGGTTGCTCTTGGGCCCATGCAGTAATGCCCGCAGAACCGCCGCCCTGGAGGCCGGCAGGCGGTCCAGGATCTTCCGATACGATTCGTTCCGCGTGTCTGCTGCTATTGGGCGCATAAGATGCCGCTCCGTTCCGAGACCATCCGAAAGCGGATCGGGTTGCTCGTGGCCCATAGTCCCATCCCGATGGCATCCGCTTCGTCTTGGTTCAGACCGTTCAGGCCAAACGTCTGCTCTACAATCAGCCGTGTTGCGTCTTTCGATCTGCCCCCGTTCCACTTACCTGGCGTCACGGTTACGACGCCCAGGTGGTGTCCGTGACATGCAGCTAGCACGACGCCCACGGCGATCGCGTACTGCAGCTGACTCGTGGCGATACCCTGGACGGCGCCGGGGCGCCGACGTCGGGCGTACATGCCGCCGGCGGGTTCCTCGATGAGGCAGACAGTCTCGGCTGCTGCGTAGGCGTTGAGCACCTCGGCCACAAACCCTGCTAACCGCCGCGTCCACTGTGCGAGGCTGGTGTCACTGCGCCGTAGAGGGCAACTGCCGTACCCGATCAGAGTGGGGCCGCAAAACGCCGCTGCGCCAGTCCGCGTTTTGCTCGGGTCGAAGGCGAGCAGATCCGCTTTCGCATCGATCAGAACCGTCCAGGGCTTCCGTGCCAAGCGCTGCATCTTTTTCCGCTCAGATCCTCTCGAATCGCGGTAGCGTAATCCCAGAGGCGGCGACCAGCTGCGGCACCGCGCCGCACGACAACAGCAAGAGCAGTCGCCAATCACGACAGGACAGATCCTTCGCCTCGTTCCACTGGCCGCCGCCTCGGCCCGTAACAGCGTGTACGCGTGCTTTAGATGCCGTCGCACCTCCTTTCTGTTAGCGAAGCGGACTCACCGTTGCACTGGCGGCTGCGGGACTTGAACCCGCTCCCGGTCTGGATGCCTGCCAGCACAGGCCCAGGCGCCCGACCAACCGCACTCGCAGCGCAGAGGTCCCCAAACGCAAGCCGCCGCATTGCCCCGTTTTGTCGCCACGGCCTCGCCACGGGGCCACAACGAGGCCTACCTTTAGAGGGTTTTCTGTGCGCGGCTGTGTCACTCGCAGTGCTCTTGTTCTTCGCATTCTCGGCACCAATTGCAAAGCCCATCTGACTCCATGCAGTACACGCAGAGGATTGCTCCACACCACCGACAGGGTTGTATGTCATCCCACTGATTCGCATAAATCGGCCCGTCGCATTGCTCGCACCACGCAACGGTCGGGGGTTCCAGCCTCGACGGCGTATAGCCGCGTATCATCACATCTCCATGTCGAGAACTTGTTGATCTACTTCATCTAGCTGTTGCTTGACCGGAACTTCGGGCTGCGCCGACTTTGGTCTCCTTCCCGTCGCGGGCCTGGATTTCTTTCGCCGTGCAGAACGAGCCTTGAATTTCTGCGCGAGCGCTTCGGCCTTCGACGCGGCCCCGTTGGTCTTGTTGGCATCCGGCTCGGGCTCGGGGAATGCTTCGTCGATAGTCGTAGTGCCGTCCCGAATCGCGTTGTAAAGCCCGACGAGGACCTCGAGATGCTCTAGGCCAATGTCTTCGACACTCGGCACCTCCAGCTTGGCCAAGAGCCTGTCTTCAAAGATGCCCATCTTTGCGAAGGCCTCAATGGCCTTCATCCTGCGCTCGGACAGTGTCGAGGCGTCGCCAATGGCAACCCTCCGAGCCGCGTCATAGATCGGCTTTACTAAAGCCTTTGGTACGACGCGAAAGATCGCGTTGCGAAGCGCAATTGAGCAGGCCGCATTCTTGGTCATTTCGATCATGTCGCGGCTATATCGCCGGCCGTGCTTGTCCACGATCCGGCGGGACACCTCAACGCTGGCGCTGATATTCCTCTCTAAGTCGAAGCAGATGCCCTGTGCCACGACCGTGTGAGCAGTCTCCTGAACTACCCGAGCAGCGTAGCGCAAGTTACCGTAGGACGCGCCAATGATTTCCGCCAAGCGGACACTCTCGCCGCGAATAACCTTTCCCTCTCGCGGGAGTGCATAGATGCATGACTTGGCTGTATCCTCGTCGAGCGTTGCCAAGCTCATGGCCTCTTGCTGAAACTTCTTGATGGATCGCGGATAGCGCTTCGCCGTGGCGATCGCCGTGTCAATCTCGGCTTTGCTGATGACCTCCAGGGCAGAGGCCTCTTCCTGAACCTCAACCAGCTCGTAGCGCACGTCTTCACTTTCGCTCATGATTCGGTTCCTTTCTTCTTGATCCGCAGAATTCGTATGTCCTTGGCCTCAACTGTGTAGCCCCGACGATGCTCCAGCAGGTATGTGACGACTCGCCCGTTCCCGGGATCGCCAGCCTCGGCGTCGCCCATGGCCGCCAGCAGGGCGGCTTGGGCTTCTTCCTTGCGTTTGCGGGCTTCGGTTTCGGCTGCCCGAGCGGTTTCATAGGCCTCAACTAGGGTCGGATCGATGGGAACCGTTTTGTTGGGCTCGCGGCGGATCCGCTTGAGGATCTCTAGTCGGATTCGCGCCTGAGGCGGCGGGGTTCGCGTCAGGACGTATTGATGCCAGAATTCCAAGTCCCGATCGACGATCGCTTCGACGAGCTCGTTCTGTCGTTGGATCCGATACATCAAATACCCGCGACCGCCGATCAGACAGGGCACCCAGGCGATTCGATATTGCGAGCCCAGCACGGCAAACTGATGGTGCACCTGAACGATTACCCGGTCCGGCACTTCGTCTGTTCCCGGCTCGCCATATTGGTCATACTCCGGGGATGGGCCCATGATCGCGCACGTTTTCGCTTCAATGATCTCGGGCCTATCCTTGACGATTGCGTCGAGAGTCGCCCGGAGCACAGGGTTCTCTCGCGAGACCCGGCGCTGATTACGCACGATCTTGTAGCCCAGCTCGGCCGCAGCCCAGGACAGGACCGATCGCTCAAGGCGTTGGCCAGCAAGCATCGCCGCAGACGCCGGGCTCTCGTCCATCGGAAAGACCTTGCTGGCCCACACATCCGCCGGCGTTCGATACGGATCGACCCCGACGATTGCAGGGGCGTCGCTCGCGCCAACTCCGCCCCGTCTCCACTCGCGTTGTCTCTCAGTAAGTGGCATGTGCGGCCTCCACGAGATGTGCGCCTTGCGGGGTAACATCGAGCTTTGATTGGTAAACTGGAACAGTGACGATCGTATGGTCTCGATGCTCGTCGCAGCTCGCCTGGCTGTGCGCAAACGCGCAGCCGCAGTCCACGCACCAGTGCCAGACGTGATACAGGCCGAGGCTGCCGGGGATCGTGCTGGCGAGGACGGGGCCGAAGCCCATCTCGCGCAGCGCCAGCTCCAGGGCCCTGCCAGGATCGACTTCGCCAGCCAACATCTCGCGCAGCGCCTTCTTATCCTTGCGCTTCAGCGCGTTTGCTATGTCGTACCAACCCATATGACACCTCCCATTGATCGCGTTTCAGGAGCAGTTCCCCGTATCGGCCGCATATAGCGAGGACAGACTCGGATTCGGTTGCGGCGACTCATTCCTCACCCCCCTTCGGCCCGGCGAGGATGCAGCCGAACAGCAAGCCGATTAGGCCGCCGGCGGTGAACCAGCGCACGTGTGGCGCCGTCCACAACAGCCACGCCCATAGCGATATGCCGGCAATCAGCGGCAGCACCCAGCCGAGCCAGACGGCTGCCGCCCACAACTCCTCGCCGTCGCGTCCCTGCCCGCCGATTACGAGAGGCGGTTCGAGACGCGGTTCTCGTACGCCCGCTCGGCCGCGATCGCCATCATCTCCCGAACCAGCTCCGCCCAAGCTCGAGGACCAGCGGCCAAAAGCATTAACGCTGCCTTGCGCCTCGCCGGCGGCCAGGCTTGAGTCGCCTTGGTGACCCGCACGCCGAGGGCACTGCTGATTTCGCGGCACGTCAGCGGCGCCAGATCGTCCGTCTCCAGGAGCTCCGCGAGCAGTTGGGCGAGCTCTCGCGACGCTCGTAGTTGGGTTTGGTTGTCCGGCTCCATCGCGGCGCCCTCCCCTTTGGGCATCGGTCAACGTCCGCGCCGCGTCCCGCCCCATTGCCTGGGTGGTTAATCCGCTGTCCATGTTTCCTCTCCCGCGCCTGAGAGGCCTGCTGTAAGCTCACTTCAGAACGATGGGACTACATAGACACAAACCGCGACCGATCCAGCGCCTCGACGCCCGCCTGCGTCAGGAGCACGATCGGCTTGCCATGCCAGCGGCCGTCACCGCTCGGCCGCGATTTAACGACGACCCGATACTGCGAGGCCTTGCCGATGGACCAGTTGATCTCGAGCGGCCCGGTGTTGGCCTCAAGGAGTTCCAGCCCCTCCAACAGGTCGTCGATCAGCTGGATCCGGCCATCCGGCAGCTGCACGTACCCAAGGCCAAGCTTCCGCGCGGCCCGGAGCAGTTCAGACGGACTGGAGCGTGTCGGAAGCCGATGTGGTTTGGGCGCTTCGGTGCAGATGGGAATCATGCTCATGTCGCGCCTCCTGTTGTTGGTGGCGACTACCCGATGATCCTGTCTTGCAGCCGGCGCACTCGCGCGGGCTGCACCCGTTGCTCGCATCGGTGGAGATACTCGTTGAGGTCGTCCCGGTGGATCCGCCAGAAGGGTCGCTCGCCTCGTCCATGGTGGCGGAATGCTCGCAGATCACCTGCATCGATGAGTCGCCGAACCGTACTCTTGCCGAGCCCAAGGAATTCGGCCGCCTGGCTGATGTTGAACCAGACTCGCTCGCTCATCGCGCGTGGGCCTCCTGAGCACTCGCTGGCAGCACTCTCTTCGGCGAAGGGAGTTTGTCGGGATCGAAGCCCCGGGATCGGAGCTCCTTGTTGAGCACGTAATCGAGCTCCTGCTGCAGCGAGCCGCGCTCGTCGATGGCCGCCAGGAACTGAAGTTTCCGAACGGTCGTCAGCCAGACTTTGACAGGTTTCGAAGTTCGGTCGAGCATGGTAACTACAAGATACTCTAGAGTGACTAGATTGTCAAGGCGTCGTCCCGAAAAAGCGACTTGTAAGTGATAGTACAGTAACGCTTGACGCATCGTAACTATTGGTGACAATGGGGGTTATGGCAAAAAACCGAAGACAATATGCGGTGAAAGTAGCAGCCCCGGTAGTTGAAGAATTCCTCCGCCTCGTCGAGGAACTTCGCTCGGTCAGCGGGCAAAAGATCGAGCAGTCCTCCGTTTGCGGCGGCGCAATCCTTTTCTTCCTCGAGCAGGATCGGGCAACGCAGCTCAAATATGCTGCTATGGCAAAGAGTTATGATTTACACCGTGCCTCTCAGGTGCTTGAGGCACAACAAGCCGCAGCCGAGGAGGCGGAGGCTGCTGCGGCCAAGGCAGCGGCGGATCGAGCTCGCAAAGTAACTCCCGCGCAAGAGCGATCAAAAAGGCATCGCAAAAGGAAGGCAGAAGAGTAACGATGCAGCTTATCGCCTCATCGCGGTTGCTTGGAAGTCGCATATCCTGTTGCAGAGGAAAAGGTTGCGCGTCCCAACGATCCATGATTCACCCCTTGAGACCGATCGGACGTTAGCCGTTTGTTAGGGGGCAGTATAATGCAAGTCAATGGGCCAGTCAACCGCTCATTCGGAGGGGAACGATGAGCGATGCGCCAGCACCCAAGCCCGGGTCGGGCTCGCTCGAATTCGATTGCCCGTTGTGCGATGGCAGGATCGTGCTGGCATCGGTCCCGGAGGCGGCGCGCGTCCGATGTCCGCACTGCAAAGAAACCGTCCCCACACCTGATGCCAAACGGAAAGCAAGACAGAGCCAAAAAGTTCAAGAGCCTGCCAGCACGCCGAAGACCCGTCCTCGAAAACAGAAGCCGCCGCCGCTCCCAGGCGATTCCCTGCAAAACAGGGCCGGGTGCCTGGGTAGCTTCATTGTCCTGATGGCCATATTGGCTGGGGCTAGTGCCATCACCGCAGAGACAATGGCCGAAGCGATCGCCGGTTGGCAGATCGTCGGCGCCTGCCTGATCGTCTTTGCGTTATGCGTTTTCGCTGAGGGCTTCGCGCGGGCGCTAAATCTGCTGTCCACGCGTCTAACGCAACTCGAAAGACGGCTGGACGAAAACTCTTTTTCCACACGTAGCAATACTGACAAGGGGGAACTATGAAAGGCACGATTGCCGTCATTTTCGCATCGGTAGGCTTGCTGGCTGGCCAGGCGGTCGCCGCCCGGGGGAACCGCGCGTGTCCCCTCCGACTGCATCAGGATACGGCTATCATCGTTACGTCCCGCCCAGGCCTCAACCTGGCCCGGGGCAGGCGTCCGAACCTGGCGCGAGCGTGGCGATCCCGCTATTCCAGGGGCAGCAGACCTGCCCGTCGAAGGACGCGGCGTAAGCCGCGTTGGGACCTGCGCATCGACTACTACGATTCAGCCCGGCGCCGTGCCCGCAGGCAGTTCACCGTTCCGTTTGGCGCCAGCCGAATCGCTGGCCCGAGACAATACCGGGCATTGCCGGAGCGGTGAGATGGCCCACGTCTATAGGCGCGGACGCTATTGGTGGGCCAAGATCTACGTGAATGGCAAGCCGCTGTATAGATCCCTGCGGCTCCGCGCGGATCAGGTCCGCAAACGTGACGCCGAGGCGGCCGGCCGCGAGCTCGAGCGCAGGTTGCGGGCGGGCCGAGAACCCGTCTCGCCGACGCTGGATTGGATCAGCGCCGCCCAGCAGTACCTCGAGGCCTATCGCGTCCGCGATCGCCACAGGCCGCAAACTCACGAGACCCGGCGCTGTAAAATCGAGATTTTCTGCCGGCACGTCGGTGGCAAAAACCCAATCCCACCGGAGGCCTCCGCGGCTCGTGAGATCGTGGCTGACTATCTCCGCTCGAGGGCCCGCCGCTGGTCCGCGGCGACCGTGCGTGCCGATCAGCGATACCTCCATCACTGGTTCGGCTGGCTGATCCGCGAACAGTTGGCACCCTGGCCGGAGAATCCAGCGGATCGGCGACTCGTGGATTTGCCGGAATCTGAGCGCCATACACCAGAGGTACTCAGCCCGGACGAGGACGCAGCCCTCGCCAAGGCTCTCCGCGGCAGTCGCCTCTGGCGGCTCTACTGCCTGATGCGCTGGTGCGGCCTGCGCACGGGCGAGGCTCTGGCCCTGGAATGGCGAGACGTCGATCTCGCCCGCAGCCTGCTGCGGATCCGCGAGACCAAGACGCACAGGGATCGCCAGATCCCCATCCCGGATGGGCTCCGTCGCGAGATGCAATGCTGGTCGCGAGGCAGTCGCTTCGTGGCCCCGTCGCCGACCGGCAAACGCTGGTGCCGGCGGAACGCCTTGCGAGGCTGGGTACAGACCATACAGGAGGCTAAGCTCCCCCAATCATGCCAGCGGCCCTACGTATTGCGTCGCACATGCATCAGTCGAGCGCTTGAGGCAGGCCTATCGCCGGCCTTAGCCGCCAAGCTCTTTGGCCACTCAATCGAAACCATGATGCGGTATTACGCCAACGTAGGGATTGAGGATGCGGCCAAGTATCTGTCCGGCCCGAAAAAGGTTGGCGCCGACGGTGACACGCGTTCGGAGGCCTGTTGA